TTTTGATGCGAACGGATGATGGCCGGCAGCTGGCTGGCCAGGGATTGTACCCGGTGGATAGTGGCGACCACCGCTGCCCTTACGACGTAACCCCATGCTATCCTCGCTTCCTGGCCCGTGCTGCTCGCTTGCGGCCTGTTGCGCTGAACTTGGCCATCTTCTTGGCGCCGTACTTCTTGCGCCCAACGTAGGCAGCTAGTGCAGGACTCATGCCGCCTTTGGTTAACTTCTTGAAACGCCCACCGCCACCAGGCTTCATGCGCGCCTTGCCTTTTGCGGCCATTGTACCTCCTGTCACATAGTGCTGAAATCTAGTGTCTGCCCATTGTTTTGGAACGCATCTGGTGGCACCTGGCCACCTTGATCGCCAAACTGGTTCATCTGATCAGCTATTGGGTTTGGTGGAGCAGCTGATTCGGCTATCTTCTTGGCATCTTCCAGAGCTTGGTTGAAGTCGGAATCGCTTAGGTCCCAACCAAATAGCTCGTTGAGTCGGTCATACAGCCACTCGACAGGGAGTGTGCTCGGAGCCTGAACCCAGATGGATAGGTAATCCGCCAGCATCTGGGTGGTGTTCTTCGGCATAGGATCGCCGAAAACTGATTGTATATCAACACCATTGCGTGCTATGCCCTCGTAGACCTGTAGCCAATCCAGCAAGTCGTCTAGGAACTCATCTGCGACTTTGGTGATAGTCGGCATCTTCTCTGTGTTAGCCGCGATCAACGGGCCAAACTTAAGCGTCAGCGCTATACCAGATTCCACAGCTGCAACATCGACCATACCAATAGCAACATCAGGCACGCCGAGAGCCTGTTGCATGTTTTCGTCCAGAAGGGAGATGTGCTCGTGGAACGGCGTAAGCGTGGAGACTCCAGAAACCCTACCGAAATTAGCGCCAACCCCAACCTGAACAACAGCGCCTGGTCCAATTTCCCACTCCACCTCATTTCCGTTCTCGTCTATGGGCGGTGATGCGTCGGTCCAGTACACGCCCAAGCCTTGCGTGATGAGCGTAAGGTCTTCATCTGTGGCAGATTGGTTGATAGCGTTGATGATTGACTCAACGCCTGCCAATTCGCTCATGCCGAAAGTGCTACCGGGTGGCGGTCTGTTCGCCCAATGGTAAACGGGTATCTCTGTGATCAACGGGTCAAGCTCAAACTCAGGAGTTACCACTGAGATTTGATCTAGGTCAGGAGTGGCCACACGATCATCCCACATCCCAACCTTCCACAGCGAAAGCTCGGAAGTTATTCTGCCCGTTGGTGTTCCGCTGTCATCAAAAGCGCGCTTATACGTCTGCCGGCGCACAATCCACTCGTCGCTGGCGGCTTTGGTCTGAGAACTGTTGCGCGGATTACGGATAACGTCAACGATGTGGCAGCCTATGCACTCACCTGTAGCAAAATCCTCAATTGGGAAGTAGTGTTCAGGCCGCAGCTCATCAACCCTCAAGCGCCGCCCAGCCTTCTCCCACGGAATTGCCCGAATATGAAGCAGCGCATCACCTTTGATGAGCATGTACCGCTTCATCTGGTTGAACTTCTGTACTACCTCTTGCCGCTTGAACAGAGATTGGAGCGCATCGTCCATAACCTGCGACGTTGCCTCGTCAGCGTCTGGATCAATCTGATAATCGAATTCAACTGCAAGGAAACGGTTTACAGCTTCGATACACTTCTTGGCCGACGGCATGTAAATCTCGATGCAGTCGTCATCTTCGCCTCGCAGAACAACTTTGATGTGTTCTGGCCGGTTGTAGTAGAAGTCTTCAAACATTTCATACGCTTTGATGCGTATGCGGTCGTCTATGTTGCTGAGGTTGCCGACGAGTCTGCTGAACCCGGTGTCATCGCGGATTTGGCTGATGACTGAGTCGTACTGTCTGGAATCAATCGGCATCTCTAAACTCCTTGTCGGTTATCGTACCGCCCTCTCGCCAAGTCGGATAACCACTCGCAGTAGGTCTCATGGCGCTCAATGGCTTTGGCTTTGCAACCCTGTCTCGTCGCTTGTTGCTAGCATGACGTCCCAGGTTAGCCTTTCGTATCCGTGTACCAGCGCTAGCGGTAAGAGAATTTGGCCCGTAATAGCCAACCATAAAGCGTCCCAACGCTTCCGGTCCATGGTCATCCTTCTTCAGCGGTAACTCAAAGCGATCACGACTGGTCTCAGCATCCTCTTTGCGCTCTGGATACCGATAGGCAAGCATGTCATTGCGCAAGCTCGTACAGCTGCGGTCTATCATCAGTCGCGGGCGCCACTTGTCATAGTTGCCCTCAGTCAAAGGTGTTGCACCGTAGTCGATTCGGCCAGCACGCAACGCTTGGCGAATCAAGTTGATGCGAATGTTGAGTTCACCACCAGTCCCGCCAGCCGCACTGACTTTCAAACGGTCGGAGAGTGTTCGACTGGACATCGGGTCTGCAGGATCAGGATAGAAAGTCCTGAGGTCGGGCGGGTTGAGAGGGACACCATCTCTGGTGCGGCGCTTGATGATTTCATCTGCGAACTGTTCGGCTGTAAGGTTTGGCTGATATACTTCAGCAAGCACGTTGATCTCGCCCCACGGACCAACTTGGATAAGCAACCAAACGTTAGGATTGGTAAAGCCGTAGTCAGTTGCACCAAAAGTGAGCCAATCTGGATTGTAGCTGAGCGTTCCAACATGGTATTCTTCGTCATAGTCCTTAAACACCTGTCCTACAAACTCGGTGAAGTCGGCCATGACCTCTTGCTTGAACAGAGGAATGGTCAATTCGTCTGCAAGAGCAAGGATTTCAGAATCTATGAGCAAGTCGTTAGCAACCGCGATGCTGGCTGCGCTTCTGCCGGGGTGATCTTCCAGCTGATCTAGCAAGAACTTAACGTGGTCATCTCTCGTTGTCTCTGGATACACATACGGGTTACGCCACGCCGGCATCCGCCAGCTTGCCCAATCCAAATTGTATGGGTCCTGGCCAAATTCGTACTTGTCGTGGAAATGGTTCTTCCCTTCTGGTGTCGATGTGTGTAAGCTCCAGCCCTTGTAGTCGTTGAGCATGGGCCGGATGTATTTCATCCAGATGCTTGGCTTCGCTTTCGCGGCCTCCACCATCAGCACTCCGCAGAGTGCCTCACCGACGAGATTATCTGGGTACTTGGCACTTTGAGTGAGTATGAGGAACGCACCATTCCAGAGGCTAAGCACGCTTTGATCCTTACCATCAATGGAATGATGGCTACCCTTGTCGAACGGAATCTGGAGATACTTAGCGAGATGCCAAATAACACGGAACTCCTTGTCTGCAGTGACGTATTCGTCGCCAACGATCCAAAACTCACGCCGCTTACCCTTTTTGAGCCAGTCATTGCTGACCGTACGTGTTGCGAACGCTTCGGGCAGCAGGACGTGCCCGCCTAGCTCCGACTTTCCTGTACGGCGTCCTGCGCACCAAACGCGGTGTCTCGCTTTACTCTCCAGAACCTGGCATTGCCCATCATGCGGGTCCCACGCAACACGAGGGTTGCGGTAAATGTGCCAGTGGTCCATGACCAGCGGCCCATTAGAAAGACTCACCGGGCACTCCTGCGCTCTTCAAGTTGCCTGTTTCTTCTTGTGTCCCAAAGTATTCCGATTTGATCTGATCATACGCAGTCAGCGGGTCTGTGCGATGGTGCTTGTACTCGCGTAGCTCCAAGGCTATCTTCGTCTGGTAGCTGATGTTGCCATCTGGCAGCGGTATGAGCCCAATGTTCTGTGTATCAGGGTTAATCCACAACCGGCCAATCGGAAAGTCATCTGTCTCAGTCAAATACAGGTCAATCCAGTTGCCTTCGCCTGTTCTGTCGCTTGGGAAGTCGGGCCAATCGTATGCCTGCTCCAGTTCTGGGTCGCTTTCGCTGAACTGATCCCAAGCTGCGGTCAGCCAATTCGGTGTAATAGGTTGAAATGTCGTCATCACACCTCAATATCCGGTAGTTTCACGTCAACAACTTCCACTAGCACTTCAGAGCTATAGCTAGTGCCCTTCTTCACCTCAAGAATGCGGTATGCCATCCCAGGCGGCAATATGACTTCGTTCTCACCGCTATGTGCTGATTTCCCAAGGATATTGAGCCCACGGAAGCCAGGAGGTAGCTTGTACGTGATGCGAATGTTGCCCCATGGCGGCCTATCGCGCAACGAACTGCTCACAGGGCACTTATTGCGGACAACCTTGCCTTCCATAGCCTTGATTTCATCGAAAGTGACTGAGTCACTGCCGATTCCAAACTCCCAACCGCCAGATGTACCGCGTACCACCATGGTCCAGTCGTCTAACGGCTTCACATTTGGTGAATTAAATGCGTCTACAAGAGCTTTCGCACGCTTCTTGGTCGCTATCGGATCACCAAAAGAGCCAACCTTACCTGTACGGAAGAACGTGTTGAGCGTTCCAGAGCCGGAACCGCTGAAGTTGTACCAAGCTGACTTCTGGTCCTGCGGCCAACTCTTGTGATCGGTGTACTTGTAGCCGTACTTCTCCAGGTTCGCCTTGTCGCCTGTCTTGAAGGCGTGTGGATTGGTGTACGATCCGACTGGCGCGCTGGGATCAAATGCCTTGTTACCAAACTCTTTTGCGTGCGTCGCAGTATTCTGCCCTGGTGATGCTTCGACTACCGGCACATGGTCGTGGAGGCTGATCGTGTGCTTAATCTCCGCGACGGTCTGGCCGACTTCGTGCGATGTCTTCTCTTCAGCAGTCTCCCAGATCACGTTGCCAGTCTCGTCAAACTCCGTACGTAGCGCGGCATTTCGCAACTGGTTGGCTGAGGCGTAATGAACGCCTGCTTCTAACGATGCGCCTGGGTTGTCCTGCTCAGCCTTCTTCTTCTGTGCCGCACTGAGTTTGGCGGCAGCCTTATACATCTCATACACGTTCGCAAACTCACCGGCTTGCTTACGCTTCCATAGCTCTGCGCCCAATTCCTTTGCGTCTGGGCCCTTTATCTTGTCCCAGCTTGGCGGCGCTCCACCCTTTGCCTTCCAGTTCATGCC